GGTGGGACAACCATCAAAGCGGCAGACATCAGTGTAAGGCCGCCGGCCATAGAGACGAGTCCCTTGGCGATCTCACCCCACGACATCTTACCGAAGTCGCCCATTGCATCCGCAAGAATCTTGATGCCGGTGGCCAGGAGAATAATACCGACGCCTTGACCTATTCCGCCCTTGTTAACTGCGGAAAGCTTAGTGTATAGCGCAAGAGCACCAAGAAGTGTCGCTACACCGGTCAAACCCTTAGCCATCTCTCCCCAGTCAAGACCAGAGAGTTTTGTTACCGCATTGGCTAGGATGTTGATGGCGGTCGCCAGGAGAATAAGCCCTGCTCCTGAAGTGATCATTCCCTTGGCATTGGCTGACAGAACCTTAGATGCTCCTGCCATCACACCGATGAGGACCGTGACCCCAGTCAAGCCCTTAGCAAGTTCGTTCCAGTCCAGTCCAGAAAGTCTCTTCACAGCCACGGTAAGGAGAGTGACTGCTCCTGCCAGAAGCACGAGTCCTGATGCGAGCATCGGCATCTTTGTGAAGCCGGAAGTAAGCGTGATCTTCTCGAATATAGCCATCGCGACGAGTAGTTGCGTAAACATCGCGGTCATGGCCGTAAGAGCCTTGGTGAGCTTTGCCGAATCAATCAACGACAGAGCTACAACGGACGCTGTAAGGAGCGCAATCGCTCCAGCAATCTTGATAAGGGCGTTGGCTTTAAGCTGTGCCTGCATCGCGGACATGACATCCGTGATACCACTAAATGCATCCTTTATTGTGTCAAGGACGCCGCCGCCCACGTTAAGGTTGAGGAAACCGCCGCTCAAGAACCGCTTAAACAGCACCACAAGACCAGCAAGAAGACCCGTATTTATCGAGTCAAGAACGTCGTCATAGCTGATCTCACCAAGACTGTTCTGAATTGTTTGACTTAGCTCGGAGAAGAAGTCCGCCATCTTACCAGCGAGTGGTTCGAATGCTTCCCAAACAGCGCTAAATATGTCTGCGATTCTGGACCACCCGGCAGCTAGAACATCTCCGAGTTTTCCGAGCGGTTCGAATCTACGCTGAAGAGCAGCAAGTCCTTCTGTCCCAACATCTCCGAAGCCTTCGAACACGTCATAAATAACCGCGACGAGAGCCTTGAGTAGACGAATTGGAACCGAAAGAACTGAACCGAGACCACTGAAGAACTTCTTCAGACCCTCGCCATTCTTGACAGCCTCATGAAGCCTTACGAGGAAATCGCCGAACCTGGCGGTAACGTCTAGAATGCTACCAGAACCTTCGGTAGCAACACCAAACAGCTGCGCAAGAGTGCTAACAACTAGCTTGATGACTTCCCAACCGATACCGAAAACTGCAAAGATACCGGCGAATGTCCTCCGGAGCTTTTCTGAGGTTTCGCTTCCAAGAATCAGTTTCTCACTGAACTTTTGCAGAGCTACGGTGATGTCGTAGAGCTGCTTCCCAGTGGTCGCTGGGAAAATATCACGGAACGCGTTTCTGATTGGCTTGATCACGGAAATCAAACCATTGAACACGTTTGCAATGGTCTCGATCAGAGCCGCTCTGCCGCCGAGGTCGTTCCAGTCACCAAGTACCTTGTTCCTTGCGTCCGCCGAAGTGCTGATGAACGCGCTGAGAACATTGTTCACATTTGTGAACATTGTGCGGGCTTCTTCAAAATCGCCAAATATGAGCTGCCATGTCTGAGCCCAACCAGACCCAGCAGCTTCCTGAAGCGTTCCAATTAACTGCGAAACTGTCTTGACCTTCGTAGCGGCATCCTGGGCAGTCTTGCCCATCTTCATGATGCCCTTGATCTGGGCCTCGGTGTAACCCATGCTCTTCAGCTGAGCCGCACTGAGGTCGCCAGTGAACTTACTTAGAGTCTCGGTGAGGATCTCGGAAGTCAACCAACCCTTGCTGATTGACTCTCTGAATGAGCCAGCGTCCTTAACGATCTGATCAATCGCAACGCCGTGAACTCTAGCGGTCTCCATAAGAGAATCTTGGAAGACTTTACCGCCCATACCGGCGTTTACGACAGAGTTCCAGTCCATCAGACTGATCTTACCAGCGGCAAGAGCCTGAGAAAGCTGGTACATCGCCGTAGAAGCCTGTTGTGAATTAGAACCAGACACAGCGGCAAGGTTTGCAATACCCTTAATTGCTGCAGTCGATTCCTTCAAACTGACACCGGCAGCTGTGAACGTACCGATGTTTCTCGCCATCTCGGCGAAGTTATAAATCGTCTGGTCTGAGTAATGATTCAGCTCAGCCAGAGCTTTGTTGACGTCCGAAAGTTTCGCATTCTCCCATTGCGTATTTGAGAGAATAGTCTGGATCGAATTCAGATTTGTTTCGTACTCACGAAGACCGTCACGAATAGGATCGACCGTGAGTGATTTCAGTAATATAGCGCCTGTCTCGATAGCCTTGTGCGCGATCGTGGCTAGAGCAGTCACGCCAATTACTGACAAAGCACTGAACTTGCTTGCGATCGACTCTACGCCCTGGCCGATGTTTGCCAGCGAGAATCGCTTTCCTGATTCTGAAAGTCCGTCCAGACTCTTCTTTGCGCCGTCGAGGTTGAGGTTCTTCTTCAAACCTTCGAGAGACTTGTTTGTCTGCGCAACGCCTTTTTCGAACTGTGCGTTATCGAACTGTGCTCGCACAATCCTGTTGTCGATGCTGCTCATGAAGAAACCACCACCCTCCACACCTCGTCGGCTATCTGGTCAAATATGGGTCTCATTGCCGGGTTGATGTAATCGCGACCTCTGACATACCCGCCAGTTCCAGTTCCATGACCATACTGCAGCATGATCGCCAAAGGTTTGCCAGCCATGCTTGTGTTGGTCCATGTTATGGAATATCCACTACGATTCGCGGTTACTACATAGCCCCAAGACGAAGCGGTGATGCCAGAATCGACAGGCGTAGCTGAAGCCAACGCAGCGACACCACGCTGGGCAAGAGAATTCAAGGTTCGAAACTCTTCTCGATTCAGCATCCTCTTCAAAAACGTTTCCATGTGCTGAAAAGACCCGCTAGAGGAGAACGAAATACGCATGGTCCTCCTTAGTTGATTACGGGCCCCACCGGTGCGATGTCGGCGACAGCTCCACACTGAACGAACTTTGCACCCTTGGCTCTTGCGGTGACGTAGTTAGCTTGCGTCGTTGCGACATGACCCCACATCGGCTTTCCATAGAGAGCAACGTCGTCCCACAGACTTTGGTCTGACGCCAAGGGCATTCCGATGTAGTCCGTGTACTCTTCCCTATCAGGAAGCTTCGTCGCATAGTCGTCGTACCAGTATCCAGCAACCTTGAAACCGGCCGCTTTTGCTTCCTGGAAACGAGCCACCACAAACGATCCGTCGAGCTTGACGATGATTCGGTTCACCGCATTGTCGACGGCAAGTAGCGTTGGAAGATACTCGGACGTGTTATTGAGACCCGTCTTGTTCTCGATCATGAGAATATGATCGGTGTACTTGGCGAGGAAGTCTTCCAACGTGAAATATGGGCGAGGTTGCGTCCCAGCATTCAGAGTGATCTGATATGCCTGAATTTCAGCCCAAGTCATCGTGGAAACGTCGGCTGTCAAACCGGCGTTCTCACTCGTCCTTGCCAGTGTTGCATCGTGAAGACCGAACCACACACCATCGCTTGATCTTCGAACCGAGAACTCGAGAACTCCGTACCCACGCATGATGGCGCTGTCGTAAGCGAATTCGCTCTTTTCCGGGTAACTTGAAGAGCCACCACGGTGCGCCCACGTAGCACCATCTTGGGCATCCATTGCCGCGATAGTGGCAAAACCTGGAAGGTATCGACGAAGCGTCTTCGGAACAACCCTCTCCGAAGAGCCGTCCAGAACCGTCAAATATCCCTGTGTTCCGTCGCCAATCTTGAGTGGGATACCGTCCGGACTCGTCGGGGGCACCGTTCCGATGGCCACACCGATGGAATATGTGAGACCGTTTGCCTGCTCGATGTTGAAACTGACACCGGTTCCGCCAAGCCAAACAGACGTCGACGAGTCAGAAACGGCTCCACTCAATGCCGCTGGTGCGGTAACCTGACCGATTTCAGTAGCACCACCAACACCAGAATGTATTGTCAGAGTCTCGCTGGCGGACTTGTTGTCGAAGGAAATGCCGAAGACCAGATCGCCAGAAATCCCAGATGGGAAGGTGTCGCTGCTCATTGTCGAACCATTCCACTCCAGAGCTGAAGCAGAAAGGCCAGAGATTTCGAACAGCTCATCGCCTACTGGACTGTAAGACCACGCCACTGCTGCAACACGAGTTGACGTTGCGCCAGAACGGATCGTGATCCCAGCCGCATACTGGTTGTCTGTCTCGACAATTGCCGCATACACAGCACCCTGACGAACCGACGACGAGCCGAATTCGGTGAGTCTTGTGAAACCGGACGGAGTGTAGTTTCCAGTTGTTCCGACACCCTGCGCCCAGAACACCGCCACAAATATGATGTCTCCAGCAAGGTGATCTGGAGCATCGATCGACGGCGGACTGTTGTAGGCGTCGATCGAGCCTACGGTGTTGAACGTCGTTACATCATGAAGTGTCGGCATCAGGCGGTTTCCAACTCCACGACCAGCGTGTACGCCGGAGTACCAACAGGAACCGTGCCACCCTCCTCGATGAAGACCGCACGTGCCCAACCAACGGTGTCAAGAGCCGCCGTCGGAGATGGGTCTGGGAACACGATCGGGTCGGTCCCGACCTTGTACACGCCTTCGTCGTCCCTGACGTACTTGTCCTCCATCTCCGCCATGTTTGCGATGGCTTCTTTGACAGCTGTTGGGAACTCGTGCGTCACGTCGTCGACGGACGGAATCATGCTGAACACCATCAGATCTCCAAAGTGTAGAGGCCGTCTTCGTCCGCATCGCTGAGTCTGGAGCCTTCGCCTAGAATATAAAGACCCGGCGTCAACGTGTCGACCAGATCCATACCAAGACCGAAGTTCAGCGCATACAGACCTGTGGTGGTGTTTGGAACGACTTCATAACCATCGGTGAGATCCGAAGGATCGATGATCTCATAAATTTCTGCTGGAGAAAGAAGTGTTGGGACCGTGGATTCTGTTCCGTACAAATATGATTCGATCGTAGCTAGTGCTGCAGGGTTAATCTTGGTTGAGTCGATGACTATATGCGACGTTGGAAGTAAACCCAAACCTGCTGGAACCGGAGTGGTAGAGAAATTCCAAGTAAAATTCAACGCCTCGACATCTTCGGCCTGAGTCTTGTAACCCTTGTCCGGGGGTTCCACCAACGCATTGTAAACAATGTGAAGTTTGTATGCAGTGGCGCCAAGGTCGACGTCGCTACCGACTCGTGTTCTGTAGCACAATCCGAACTCTCGCCTACGTTGTTGAGATACACCAACGCCAGGGTAAGCATGAACTGTGCCATCGCATACTGCGAATTCGTCAGGATAGGTGAATGCCTCGATGACTCCTGAAAACTCTTCGATCGATGGAATCGTCAGATAGCGAACACCATCCTGATAGTAAACAGTGTTTTCTTCCTTGTCTGGGGCTTCTGTGACAGAAACCAAACCATTCCAAGGAACACCAACGCCACCTACCGGATACAGAACTCCGCGATCTATGCCGATTTCGAATCTGCGAGATCCGACAGCACCCCACACCAGTCTTGCCATGAACAACCCTCCTCACGCCAAGTTCTATCCGGTGGTGTTATGCATTGCACGTCGTTTAGCATTCAATTCTCGTTGTCTTGCCGCCATCTCACGTTTGTTAATCTTCTTTGGCGGCTTGTTTTGCTCATTACATACTTTAACAAGTGTTATGAGTCTGTTCAAATGCCAATGCTGACATTCAAACGGTATGTTCAAAGAGATCATCCAGTAATAAATGATCTCGGCAGTTATGATTTGACGACTGCGAACTGTCGACGGAGTTTCTGCGAACCACGTTGCAGTCATCTTGGCGTTTATGTATTTGTCAATTTTAGCAACGTCGTCTTTTGACAACTTTTCAAAGACTTCTGTAGGAACTTCCGGGGAGATTGCCATGGTCTTGATGTACCACAAGATCTCAAAAGGAGTCTTATCTTCTTTCGAGAGAAACGGCTTCTCGAAGAATGACTCCCATTTTGACACCGAGACAAGGGAATGCTCGAGTTGGAGAGTGAATGTCCTGGAAGGATTGAATTCGCTCTTCTCCTCATCGAACTCGGTTTCCAAGACAACAACCAACTCGAGCATTCCCTTACC